ATGATACTTATGTATTTAAGTGTTTTGATATTCATCCATCTAATGATCACGCTATTTTTGGTTTTAATCTTAGAGATGGTGGTAGTAACTTTGATGCAACAATAACAAGTACATCATTTTATGGTGGTTCAAATGAAGCTGGTAATGCTACAGGTTTAACTTATAATTCTGGACAAGATTTAGAACAAAGCACAAGTCAAAAACGTTTAGGTGATACAGGTAATGCTAATGATGAATCTCTTTGTTGCACAATGTATTTATTTAGTCCTAGTTCAACAACATTTGTAAAACATTTTCTAGCTCATATAAATACCACAGATGGTTATGATTATGCAATGAATCACTTTAATGCTGGATATGCAAATGTTACGGCTGCCATCGATGGTATAAGATTTACTTTTTCTGCAGGCACAATAGATGCAGGCACAATTAAAATGTATGGAGTTACAAAATAATGGCTCTTAATAAATTAAAATTTAATAGTATAAATGTTACACCAGCCGCTAGTAAAGCCATAAGATTTAATTCAAGTGCTAATGGTTTAGAGACAGCAGATGCTGGAGGTAATTTAGTTAAGATAGCTACTACAACTGCAAGCTCAAGTGCATCATTATCGTTTACATCAGGTATTGATAGCACTTATAAAGAGTATATGTTTTTTTTTAATAATCTTCATCCACAAACAGATGATACTAAATTAGTTTTTCAAACAACAACTGATGGAAGTAATTTTAATACTACACTTACAAACACTTATTTTCTTGCTAGAAATCAAGAAGATAATAGTTCTAGAGCATTAGGTTATAGTGCTGATGACGAACAAGCACAAGGAACTGCTTTTCAAAGATTAAATGAAAGCACAGGTTCAGATAACGATCAAAGTGTTTCAGGACATATGCACTTATTTGAACCATCATCTACAACATTTGTTAAGCATTATATTTCAAGAACAGTGTCAATATTTGACAGAGCAACAGATGTATTTGGTGCTGGTTATTTTAATACAACTTCTGCTATTACAGGAATTCAATTTAAAATGTCATCAGGCAATATTGATAGCGGAACCATAACAATGTATGGAGTTAAATAATGGCTTTAAATTTTTGTAACAACAATTCTTTATCAGCTATAACTTCGATACCTGCAGCTATTAGTGGTGGTGCTTTAAATTTAATATCTACACAGACAGCTAGTAGTAGTTCAACAATAGATTTCACAAGTGGTATTGATAGCACATATAAAGAATACATTTTTAAGTTTTATAATATGCACCCAGCAACAAATAATGTAAAATGGACTTTTCAAAGTGATACGGGCACAAATACTAGTTATAATCAGACGATAACATCTAGTGATTTTATTTCACAACATAGTGAGAATGACAGTGCAACTGAATTAGGTTATGCTTCTGCAAATGATCAAGAAAACGGAACAGCATTTCAACCAATAGGCCAATTAGTAGGTAATGGAAATGATGAAAGTGTAAGTGGAACATTACATATTTTTGATCCTAGTAATACAACATTCGTAAAACATTTTATGTCTAACACGAATGTATATAGACAAGATGATTATACAAGAGAACATTTTACTGCTGGTTATTTTAATACAACCACAGCACTTACAAGATTTAGATTTAAATTTGATTCAGGAAATACAGATAGTGGAGTTATAAAATTATATGGGGTTAGTTAAATACAATAATAGATCTATATTAAATGTAACTGCTTTAGGTAGCTTATCAAGTGGTGATTTAAATTTAATTACTACAAACACTATCACATCAGGAGTATCATCCTCTTCTTTTACCTCTAATATTGATAGCACTTATGATACTTATTTATTTAAAATTATTAACTGTCACCCAGCAACAAACTCGGTTGATTTTACAGTAAATTTTAGAGACGGTAGTTCAGCTTTTGATGCAACAAAAACTTCAACTTCATTTTTTAGTTATAATAATGAAAATAATTCAGGTGCAAACATTTTTTATGATACTTCTGATGACCTTGCACAAGGAACAGGTTATCAAAAACTAAACTCTAGTAGTTCTGTTGGTAATGGTGCTGATGAAAGTATAAGTGGAGAATTATATTTATTTTCACCAAGTTCAACTACTTTTGTTAAACACTTTATTGCAAGAACTAATTGTTATCACGCAGGTAATATAACTGTTGATAGTTATACTGCAGGATATTGTAATGTCACTGCCGCAATAGACGGAGTTGATTTTAAATTTGATAGCGGAAACATAGATAGTGGTGTCATCAAAATGTATGGATTGAGTAAATCATAATGAGTATTGTAACTTTAAATAATAGAGCATTAAAAGATGCAACAGCAGTAGGAACAACAACAGGACTTGGTAATTTAGTTTTTATATCAAGGTCAACAGCTAGTTCATCATCAAGTTTAAGCATAACATCAGGTATTAATAGCACCTATAAAGAATATATATTTGTTTTTAATAATATTCATCTTTCTAATGATAGTGCTTTTTTTCAATTTAATATGAGTGTAGATACAGGTTCTAATTATAATGTAGTGAAAACAACTACATATTTTAGAGCATACCACGCAGAAAATGGTAGTGCTACTGCTCTTGAATATAATACTACAAACGATAAAGCTCAAAGTTCTGATCCTCAACCATTAATAGTAGGATTAAGTAATGATAATGATATTGGTGGTTCAGGTTATTTACATCTATTTGAACCATCTAGTTCTGTGTTCGTAAAACATTTTTTATCTCATACTTCTGCATCAGCAAGTGCATATGCAAGGCAAGATTTTGTTGCTGGATATGGGAATAATACTAGTGCAGTTGATGCAGTACAATTTACTGCAAGTGCTGGAACAATTGATTCAGGTACAATAGATATGTACGGAGTAAGTTAACAACAACAATAAGGAGAAACAAACATGCCAAGATATAAAATGGTCAACGGTGAAAGAATCCAATTCACGGCAGCTGAAGAAACAGCTAGAGATGCTGAAGAAGCAGCTTGGGCTGATGGTGCTGTAGCAAGAGCACAGGCTAGCCTAAGAGCTAAAAGAAATCAACTTTTAGCAGAGACAGACTTTTATGCTTTATCTGATGTTACTATGTCATCTGACATGACAACATACAGACAAAATTTAAGAGACCTGCCTGATGGAAAAGACACTGTTGAAAAATGTGAAAATGCTACATGGCCAACTAAACCATAGTTAAATGGCTAAACGCAAATCCCTCATAGGCGTTAACAATTTTGTAAAAGAAACTAAAAAGAAACGACCTGGGAAACACAGTAAAAAATATAATAAACGAGTGCCCAATAGATCTAAAAATAGAGGACAAGGAAAATAATCAATGGCAACAACATTACCAACAGGTGCATTAGCACCATCACAAAAAGAACAGACTGGCAGTAAATCTGCAGTTAGTTTAATTGATTCCTTATTAAGTACACCTACATTACCTAGTGGAACTTCAATTAGTCCACAGGCTCAAAATATTCAAAGTAATGAATTATTAAGTACACCTGGTGTTACAGGAACATTAGCCGCATCAGCTTCAACAGCTACAGCACCAACTGCTACAGGTGTTACAGGAGCTACATCAACACAGGTAGGTCAAACTGCAGCTCAATCTGCAGGACAATATACTGGAGACGTGGTTGGAACAGCAGCTTCAATGACAGCAGCACAAGGAACAGTTACTGCTCCTATGACTGCTGCACAGCAATCAATTGCTAGTTTAGATCCAAAAGCTACAGTACAAGGACAACTTGCTAGTATATCTAGTGATATAGAAGCATCTCTTGCATCAGGATCACCATTACCTGCATTTGCTAGAGGAGCAGCAGAAGCTGCAAAAGCAACTATGCAAGCTAGAGGTTTAGGTTCTTCAACAATGTTAGCTGAAGCATTAGCAGAAGGTATTTTAAAATCATCAGTACCAATTGCTGCTGCAGATGCACAAACATACAAAGAAGTTATATTTCAAAATTTATCTAATAATCAACAAGCTGCTGTTGTAAATGCCCAAGCATATTTGCAAATGGATATTGCTAATTTATCTAATTCACAGCAATCTAATTTACAAAATTTACATGCTAAACAACAAGTATTATTAAGTGATCAAGCTGCTAGAAATGCTGCGTTACAATTTAATGCAACAAGCACTAATCAAGTTAATCAATTTTATGATTCACTAAATTCAAATATTCAATTACAAAATTCTCAACGTACAGATGCTATGGCACAGTTTAATAATGCTGAAGCAAATAAAGTTGCTGCGTTAAATGCAAAAAATGAAACAGCACTTGCTGATGCAAATGCCCAAAGACAAACAGCAATTAGTCAGTACAACAAAACATTAGAAGATGCAAGAGGTAGATTTAATGTTGAGAACCAAAGAGTTATAGATCAATCTAATGCTGTTTGGAGAAGATCAATTAATACAGCAAATACTACAGCAGTTAATGCTGCAAATGAAACTAACGCAATGAACCTATTAAGTTTATCTAATTTTGCTATGAATAATTTATGGCAACAATGGAGAGATGAAGCATCTTGGGTACAAACAACATCACAGAATCAAGCTAATAGAGATCACAATTTAGCAATAGCTGCACTAGAAAGAACAACTTCTTTTGATTTACAAAATGAAGCACAAAAAGCTGCACTATATGGATTACTTGGTCAATTTGGAATGGAAGTATTCGCTAACTTATAGGAAAATATAATATGATAACAAAAAATTTAAAAGATATTTTTAATAGAGCATCTGCAGAAAATGAAAAATTTGTTAGAGAAGTGTTAAGATATAATAACACAGCACCAATTAAAAATAAAAAATTAAAAAAAATTAATACTAATAGTAAAAAAAATATGGAGATTGTATAATGGCTATTCTTACAAAACCAAAAAAAGGTGAAACTTACTTTGAGGGTCTTAAAAGAAGATTAAAAGAAAGTAG